TTGCTAATAATTGTTGAACTGTTACATTACCACCAAAAATACCTACTGCTTTTGCTGCCAACATTTGTGTTGCAAGCAATTTAGCATTGCCCATATCCAGACCTGATTCTTTAATAGAATTATCAAGTGTATCTTTAATTCCTTTAAAACCAGTATCTCCAAAATTTTGCATTGTTTCTGTTATTCCACCAACAGCTGCGCCAGCAATACTATTCAAACTATCTTCAGAGAAACTAACAGCATTTCCATCTTGAATATTGGATGGTATTGGTAATAATACTGTTCCCAGAGGTCTTACATTCGTATTCTTTCTAAATCTTGCTTTAGTATCTTTAAAGAATGTCGGTCCTTTATCAGGAACTGTTTTTTTAACATCAACTATTATTTTCTCTTTTAAATCATGATCAACTCCCTCTATCTTAGGGAAAGGAATTTTTTGTGTTTCCTGTACCGTTATTACCTTCGTTGTTCCTTTAGTACCTACAGGAGTATATTCCTGCATATCTATTTGTAGATAATCAGTTCCTTCTGTAAATGCTTTTAATGGATATCGAAGTAGACTTGATGTCATATATCTATCTTTTTAGTTATTTATGAGAATTTTAGAAAAAGGTATTGCATCAAGATCATTTAGCTCATCATCAGTTACTTCATAGAGTTGTCCTGCAACCTCATTCCATGTATATTGACGGGATTCTCCCCAATGAAAGTTAATACCACGGAATCCCCATTCTAAAACTTGAGTAACTGCTACTAATGGATTTTGATCATATCGAATACCAGGAGTCTTAGGATTATAAACAAAAATATAGAAACTTCCTACATCTGGTATTGGTGTTACGGTATCACTCAGGGCATCCATTAATTCCAACATTAGATCATCAGCATCCTCAGTTCCTATTAGGTTATTTCTTACGGATCTAATACGACTCATTATCTGATACCTAATTCATCTTCTGTGAGCACTTTAAATTCTAATCCTCTATCCATACAATATTCCTCTGCTGCTTTCCATTTTGCCTGATTCTTTACATATTCACAGACTTCATAAACATAACTTTTTGTTTTCTTCTTTTGAACCTTGGGTTCTATACATTGTTTCTTTGGTTTTACTTCAATAATATATTTTTTAATCTTTCCTGTACTTTCTCGTACCTTAATATAGAAGTCTGGAAAGTATCGATGGTATCTATTATCGATAGGTGAACGATATGGAACTATTACTTCTTCACTTCCCCATTCTAAAATATTCTGATTACCATCACAATATTTCATGAACTTTAATTCCCATAAAGATCGATAAATTATATTCTGAAAGTTACCTTTATATTTTAAGGGGTTATTTGGTTGATATCTACCTTTATAAGCCATCTAAATAACTAATAATATAAGATCTCATAAGGTATTTAGAGTGGCAAATAGGTTAGTTAACAAAATCACTATGCGAGAAATGAGAGATATTGTTGGGACTGTTGCACAGTCAAATCACTATATGGTATCTTTTTCTGCATTAAATAGACCAATTACTAGACATTTATCTGGATATATTGGTATTGATAATGTTGTTGAATTTTTATCAAGAAAGAGTGGACTTCTTTGTTCTGAAGCATCATTACCTACAAGTTCATTTGCCACGGGTGAAGTAAAAGATAATTTTATGGGAATACCACAAGAATTTGCTCATACTAGAATATATACCGATCTTGATTTTACTTTTTATGTTGATCGTGATTATACTAATTTAATGATCTTTGAAGGTTGGATGGATTATATTTCAAGTGCTGGTGAGATTGGGGAATTAAATGATAATTATTATCGAAGATTTCAATATCCAGATAATTATAAAGTGCAGTCAATGTTTATTACTAAGTTTGAAAAAGATTATAATTCTCAGATAGATTATCAGTTTATAAATGCATTTCCTAAGACAATTACATCAATTCCAGTATCTTATGGAGAAGCTGATCTTTTGAAGGTAACTGTAACATTTAATTATGATCGTTATATTATGAATCCTAAAGGATATTTAAGACATTCTCATACATCATTCTTTAGTGATATAATTAGAAAGAGTGCTTCTTCAGCTGGATCAACTTTTAAGGAAGTGAAACAGGATAAAAAGTATGATGTTAGAAATCTTACCGATGAAGAAAGAGAAGACTTAGCAGGAACTGTTGTTCCTGATAATAAAGGTGGAGAATCCTGGGTTCCTCCGACTAAAGAACTTCAACAATTCCTTGATAACTTTGGTCCTGATGAAAAATAACCTCCCTATATAAGATACTGAAATTTTTATAAGACATTATGCCTTTACCAAAGATTAATACCCCAACATTTGAGTTGGTATTACCTTCTACTGGAAAGAAAATTAAATATCGTCCTTTCCTAGTCAGAGAAGAAAAGATATTGATCATGGCAATGGAATCTAATAATACGAATCAGATTACCGATGCTATTGTTCAAATTATGAATGATTGTATTATAACCAGGGGAATTAAGGTTGAGAAACTTTCTACTTTTGATATTGAATATTTGTTTTTGAATATTCGTGCCAAGTCTGTTGGTGAAACTGTAGAGGTGAATGTGACTTGTCCTGATGATGGTGAGACTCAGGTTCAGATGGCAATTGATATTGATTCAATTAAAATACAAAAGAATAAAGCACATCGAGATACTATAAAACTTGATAAGGATCTTTCATTGAAACTTAAGTATCCTTCATTATCTCAATTTATTGAAAATAATTTCGATTTAGATGAAAATAATAGTAATGTTGGTCAATCTTTAAGTATGATTACTTCTTGTATTGATATGATATACAATGAAGAAGAGAGTTGGAATGCTTCTGATTCTACTCAGAAAGAACTTGAAGAATTTATTGAACAGTTGAATACAAAACAATTTAAGCAAATTGAAAAATTCTTTAGTACAATGCCTAAATTATCTCATACTATTGTAGTTAAGAATCCCAAAACAGAAGTAGAATCTGAGGTTGTATTGGAGGGTCTGGCAGCTTTTTTCAGCTAGGTATGGCTCATACGGATCTTGAGTCATACTACAAGATAAATTTTGCCTTGATGCAACATCATAAATACTCATTAACAGAGCTAGAAAACATGATTCCTTGGGAAAGAGAAGTTTATGTTTCTCTACTCCAACAGTATATTGAAGAGGAAAATTTAAAACAACAGCAACAACAAAGTGCCTAGTCATTACACAACAAGTTCAGGAAATACAACTATTAGACCCAAAATAAATGTTGCAAAATTTATGGGTTCATCTCATGCAGCCGGAAGTGCTGTGGAAGAAAAAGTTGAAAATAATACTATTACAATTAATTGGCTTGCTGCAGATATAAGAAAAAATCTTATTAACATACAAACACTTGCACAGGTTGTAGAAGATGTAAGGGAAAATATCACTAGTAATATAGAAACATTTACACATACACTATCTGAGAATGATAAAAAGGATGATAATCAAGATCAAAAATTAGATGATATACATAGTACTCTTTTAGATATTGGTAATGCATTATCATTAGATTTTGCTAATCGTATTACTGAAATGCAAGAACAGGAGGATGAATTAAGAGGAGCAAAATCTAGAAGAAGATTTAGAAGAGAAGAAAGTCAATTAGAAAAATCTTCAAAGAAGGTTGGTAATGTTATTACCAGGACAGGATCTAAAATGGTTTCTCCTTTCCAAAATATTTTTGGTAAGATAATTAATTTTCTTGGAGTTCTTGGAACAGGAATAGCGGTTAATGAATCATTCAAATGGTTATCTGATCCAGAAAATCAGGCAAGGATAGGAAAATTCTTTAATATACTTGTAAAAAATTGGAAATGGATAGCAGGTACTCTTGGAGTATTGGTGGGAGCAAGAGTAATTCTTGATTTTATTGGATTGATAAAAGGTCTTGGTGGTTTATTGAGTGCGAAATGGCTTTGGGCTCTTGCTAAAAATAAATTTATTGCTGGTGGTCTTCTTTTTGGTGCTACTAAGTTTTTACCTGAGGGTGGACAAGGACTTGGTTCAGGCGAAAGAGAAACACTACGAATATTAGAAGAAGATATGGGTGGTGCTACAGAGGAAAATAGAAAGAAACTTATTGAAAAATTAGAACAACAACTTAAAAATACTAATATATTGAATTTTAGTAAGAGAGGTAGAATAAATGAAAGAATAAAATTCTTACAAGATGGAACGATTCCTGGAGATGTTAATAAAGTAAATTCAAGATTTGATTGGAAAACATTGCAAGTAGTTCCAAAAGCAATGGGTGGTCCTGTTGTTAAAGGAAAATTATATCTTGTTGGTGAGAAAGGTCCTGAATTAGTTACTTTTAAAGAAGATGGAAATGTTCTTAATAATATAAAGACTGAAAAAGTATATAAAATGCTTTCTTCTAGAAAAACTGGAACAACAAATATTATACCACTTGATCTTCCTGCAATTACTACAAATATGCCAGAAATATCAACTCCATCTGGTCCAGCAACTGAAGCTCCTGATATAATAAGTACAAATGGAGCAGATCAGTATAGGTACATAACATCATCAATATATGGGATATTTGTATAAGATATGGCATTACCAATTTTACCAGCATTAGCAAAAATAGCATCTAGTATAGTAGTAGGAACTGCAAAAGGACTTACTGTTGCTGCAAAAGCTACCGCAAAAGGAGCTGCTGTTACTGCAAAAGTAGCAGGAAAAGCAGTAAGTGCTACTGGTAAAGGACTTGGTAAAGCTGGAGCAGCAACAGCAAGAGGATTTGGAAAAGTTGCTTCTTCGAC